GAACTGGTTGTGGGAGTAGTAGCATTTTCTCCCATAGCACCACCTCTTCCAGGAATCTGAACTATTCTATTAAACTCATGTGTTTTTCCAGATATTTTTTTAAGTAAAACCATAGACAATTCTGGACTTAAATACATGACTGTATTTGTTATCAACTTTTCTAAATTCTGAGGAATTAATGCTCCTCCAGAACCAGTTGCAGAAGTTAGAGCTTTAGTAATTAAAGCTTCATTTCCCTGGACATATTTATTAAACTGATTTATTAATCCGTCCATTTGTTTCTCCTTAAAATTTATTGTGTAAAATTATTTATTAAAAGAAAAATTAGGGTCAAGTAATCCTCTAAGATTTTCTCGATTTCCTAAAGACTTTTGTACTTTTTCCCTATTATTCATTTTATTTACGCCCTCTGTAGAAGACTGTCCTTTGATTGTATCTACAATACTTTTTAAGGCTTTTGTAAGTTCTTCATTTTGAGAAACTGCACTCTTTCCTACTTTTCTTCTATTGCCTTCTTCCTCTTTAGCAATTTCTAGTTGTTTAGCCATTCCTAATCCTTTCAAAACATGGGTAAGTGCTTCAGACAATTCATTTATTTTATTGTCTTGATTTTTAATAATGGTCGTTAGTTTAGACAATATTTCTGTAGAAGCGGATTTAGGTGCAGATTTTTTAACCCTAGACTTTTGAGCTCTTAGCAACAACCTACCAAGAGTTTTTGCAACTTCGTCTACATTTTCTTGACTTGCATCAGGCAAAGGATCATCTATTCTTTCCTCTGCATCATCTGAAGCTGTTGCTCCATCAGATGATGTTTCTTCTATTGCTTTTAAAATCATTTTTACTTCTTTTTCCCCTAAATCCTCTTCAGGATTATTTTCTAGTTCTTCAGAGGGAGTCCCTTCTTGCTCCATTACTGGTGGTTCTTCAGAAGGAGTATTAGAAGTTCCTTGTTGTATCTCAGTTAGTAGACTAGAAATGTTGCTCAGAATCATTTGTTCTTCTGGAGACAATTCTTTATTTACTTTTTTATTCATTATTTTGATTCTCCTGTAGTAATGTAATAATGTTTATATAATCTAACTAACTCATTCCTTAATGTCTTATAAAGATTCAACGTGGAACCTTCTGAGCTTTCTGTAATAATAGAACTTTCCAAAATGCTCTCATCCTCTTCATCTAAGAAAAGTTTCTCAGATTGTAATATTAAAGAAATCATTAAGTCTTTATATTCGTTAAAAACTAGATCTAACTCTTCTTGCTTATTATTTTGTCCTCTACGCATTATTTTTTCTATCACTTCTTCTAATGCGTTTTGATAGTCCCATTTTAACTGATGAAATTTATTTGAAATTTCGTTTTGTTCTATATTCTCACGTAAATAATTTATAATAGTTGTTTTTCTTTCTGGAGAAGTTTCCCCAAACGCTTTACAAATTGCTATAGCAATACTTGTTCCATAAGCAGGTCTTGGAACAAGAACAACTCCATCCAATAAAATATCTTCTATAACACTACGATCTATTTCACCATTTTTAATAGACACTGCATTTTCCGGAATTATACCCTCTATAGAGAATCCTTTTTGTTTAGGTTTCTTATACGGGGGCAGACCTAACATTTGTCTCCAAACATAATCTATCGTTTCAGATTTTTGTGGACCTATATTATCCAATTCGTCATATAATCTATATTCTGTATACCAATCTCCGTTTGGCAAAATCTCAGCTTTTGTCAGTATTCCTATATCCTCACTTGCTCGGATGCCATGTACATCCGTGTACAAAAGAACATCTCCTGTAGATGCCTGTTGCATAAAGGACTTTATACATTTCTCTGACATCCTTTCTCCGTGTTTATCTGTGTTTAACCCAGATGATATTCCACATAGGTATTTTCTCTTAACTCCAGAGTCATCTGCTTTTTCTATAGCATGTCCCTTAGATTCGTAATCTTTGGGGTGAAACAAAAAATTTATTCTTTTTGCCTCACTTTTAAATGTCTCTGTTTTTTCTTTAAATAAAGAATAGCACACAGCAGATCTTTTCTCCTTATCTGGAAACTCTTCATTCATTTGAGAGTTACTCATACATCTAGAAACAAAATCTTCTTCGTTTTCGTTTGGATTTGGCTTTATTCTTAGAGGCATCTTGTCTCCTCATGTCTGTATTATTTTTATTTTCTTCTAACTCAGTACACTTATCTATATAGTCTTTAGAAGAAAAATATTTTTTCTCTATAGGAATATACTTCATATTCTTTTTCTCTTCTTTGCTATTGAAATATCTAAATCACAATTACACCCTATATTTTGATCCCCGCTTGCTCCAGGATCATGGGGATACTTCATGTAATCTGTTCTAATGTATTTTCCAGAATGGTCATACAGCTTTATTTTAAATACATCATTATAGGGAATTCGCTTACCATGAGCCTGTCCATGTCCCTTTCTAGGTGTCTTAGAGAAAGAAGGATTATGGATCCAAGTTTTCCAAACTGTATAGTCTGGGTTAACCTCTATAAATCTTTGAGTATAGGCATCTTTTAAAGTTGTAATGGCCGATCGTGCTTCTGTAACTGCTATATTTTTAATATTATTAGGAACACCAAACTTTGGATTTCTTTTCGTATAATTAGTAAATACATCTGTAATATCATCTTGAAAATTTTTTATCAGATCAGGATTTATTCTCCCCGCTGTTGTTCCTCTTAGCTTAACGTATTTATCTCCCTTGTATCCTAATAGTCGTTCTCTAAGTTTTCCTGTTAATCTATCTCTTAATGTATCTGAAATTAGTTGTCCGTTTTGCGTAGCTTTTAACAATTGTACAGAACGCTTTGGAAGAATTTCATTTGCTTCTGGAATAACTAATCTAGTCTCTTTAGTTGTGTATCTTTTAGAAAAATTTTCAAACTTCTTTTTGGTTATTCTTCCTACACCCTTTTGTATAGCAGTAGTATTTTCTAATAGTATAGATTTAACCAATTCTGAATATTTTTGTTTCTTTATTGGATCAAAGCCATATTTTTCTTTTAATCTGTCTAAGTATATTTTAGCCATTATAATTTTTAACTTTAGCAATTTTTTCTAAAGTGTTTTGTATACTTTTCAGAATATTCCTCTTTTCTTTAAAAGATCTAGAAACTAGCTGTAAAGTAGACTTGTAAGCATTCTCTTTAACTATTCCACTCAATCTCATTTGTGAGTACACGGCCTTAAATTTTAATAAACCTTCATCTTCTAAAAAAGATAAACTACCTATAGGGATTTCTTTTACTATTTCTTTAACTTTATCTGTTTTTTCTATTGTGTCTATGGCCTTAGATAAAGCTTTAATTGATTGCACCAATTTTTTCTTTTGTATCATTTTTTAGTCCTACTAAAGATTTTAAATTTTGTATCCTTATTTTTCTACGTAGTCTTCTCTTTAAATCTCTACTACTGATTACTTTTAATGTACAAGCAGTTTTTAATAATCTTTTTTTAGAAAAAGATTTTAATTCTCTAAAATATTTTTTAGATACCCCTGCTCCATTTCCCTGTATGTTTTCAGATAAAGAAACAATACTCCTGACAATATCTGATTTAGATTTTCTTTTTAATTCTTCATAAAATTCCTGAATACCCTTACTAGATCTTTTAACCCAAAAAAATCCCTTTATCCAATTTTTTATTATGGTGTATATCTTCATATAATACCTTCTATTTCTTTCAGTAAAGTCTCAATAGACCAGTTTTCTTTATACCCTTTTTGTAAAAGAATTTCTACATCTTCTTGAATTGTTTTAAATAGAGCAATTAAATCTTTTTCTAATCCTGAAGATATAGAATTATACTCTGAAGATGTTAATTTTAAATTTACTTTTTCCATCTACATTAAGCTTCTTGTATACATAGGGTTATATTCACTTTCTCCTGGAACTCTTTCCGAAGAGCTTCCATCTGGTTTATCGAATTCTGGTCCATATCCAGGCTTACTGTATTTTTCTCTAATGTCGTTCTTCGTATTTTCCCCGGTCTGTATAGAAATAAGGTCGAGCTCTTTTTCTTCTCTTTCATTTCTAGATTTTTCAAATTCAAACATAAATCCTCTTCCATATCTAGCTGGTATAATCTGTCTCTGAACTAAATTTGTTAAAGTTTTCCTAAGAGGAGCAATGCCTTTTCCTTGTTCTATTTCTGCCTGAGATTCGCTTGTTGCTCTTCCAGAAGTATTCTCAGATCCTGTTAGATTAACTTCCATATTAGACATATTGAAAACTAAAGCGACTTCTTCTCTAATATCTTTTTGTCTTTGCATCTGAGTAGGCATTGTATTTTCTTTAGATATATCTAATACTTCTGCCCTATTTCCTGTAAAGGTCATTATAGACCCCTTAACAGGAGTATTTATCTTATTCTCTACTCTTTTTTGTTCTTCTCCATCTATAGGTACGTCGTTATTTTCTCCATCCATACTACCAAATGGATTTGGTTCTGTAACAATAATTAACTTTTCCGGAGGCTTTGTTCCATCGGCCTGATCAGCCATCAATTTATCGAATAACAAACTTTCTGCTATTTTATTTATTAAAGCTTCTAGAGGAATCATAGGATAATTTTTAGAAGAAGTTGGTAAATATTCCGAGTAAGCTATTTCATCTCCATAATAAACTTGTGGTTCTAAATATCCTACACCCGTGTATCCAAATTCTGGAAATAATTGGATATATCCATTAACTCCAGAAAAGTATTCTGCCTTCATTTTAAAAACAGTGCCTCCAGGAAGAAGATCAAAATTAGCTAACCTGCCTTGTTCTGTATCTTTATAAGTTGCTGTACAGCCATGGATCATTTGGTCAAACACCCATTTACACACAAACTCTTCCCAAGAAACCCCATTATTAGGTTCTAATAACCAATCCTTAACTTCTTTAGTCTGTACTAAACTTATTCTTTTTAATCTTCTTTTCCATCTTAATAGAGAATTATCAAAATTGGAAAAGTCTGGTTTTAACTCGACTAACTTTTCTTTAACTTGTCCATAGATTCTTGCTTTCATTATTAAATCGGATATTTCTGTACTAGATTTGTATTCTAGATAAATTTGACATAAATCTTTTAAATCTTGTGCAGTTTCATCTTCTTTCTCTTTTTCTGTGGTGATGTTGAATTCTAACCCTGATAACCTCTTCATTCTAGACGCTACTACTCCAAACACTGGAGAAGATAGAGTAAACATCTGTATTCTTTGACTGATAGTCAAATAAAAATAAGGTCTCTCTACGCCCCAAGAAACTAATCTTCCATCTTTATCCCTACCAGTCATTTTCTGCAACTGGTTTATAGAGTATACAGTAACCCCCCTTTTTCCTCTTCCCCTAAATCTTTCGTCTTCTTGTACATTAGCCGAAGCTTGTGCGATTACTTTTTTTACGACGGGAGGTATTTCATTTCCATAGGCATCATATAACATTATCTAGTCATACCTCTAGGAACTCCACGATTACCAAATCGAGATTCTTTTCTTACAGACTTATTGTCTTTTTGTAAGGAGAATATTTTTTCCTTTAATTGGTTAATAATTTTCTCAGCATCAGAAAATTCCTTTAAGTCTTCTTTTAATAAATCATTGGCTTTTTTTAAATTTTCATTGGCTTCGGTCAAATCTTCAATGTTATGTTCTAACTCTCCAATAAAGCTAAGCTTAATTTGAATGTTTTCTTTCAATAGATTGAAATTCTTTTCAGTGTTCTCTAACTCAGCAAGCTCACGAAGAAAATTTTCTGTGTCAGATGTTCCAACCGTTTGTGCCTTCTCTTTTTCTTTTTGCGATGATATACCTTGTTGTTCTATAGCACTAAGTACTGTTTCTTGTACTTGCCCCTCTTGTTGTAAGTTCGGTCCCATTTTATTCTCCTTATATTTTAAGATATAAATTTAAATATTTTTTCAGCTAGTTTTAAATAAACATCAGAAAAGAAAAAATGGTCATCTCTATTAGACACCCATTCGTAAACTTTCTTTTCATCATTCCAAACTCTTGTAGGTTCTTGTATATGCGACATATATTCTTCATATTGCAAAATATTTTTTGGATAAATAACTACTCCCCTGACAATGTCTTCTTTCATATCGTCCAAGGCCATTAGCCGAGACACGGTTATTGTTTTCTCCTTTATGTTAATTGAGTCAGATTTATCCGACCCAAAGAAACATCTAAAAAATCCTTTAGAAGCATGAGAAAATTTTCTAGCTAATCTAATTTCTGGTAAAGCATCTATTACACCGAATTGAACATTATATAATTTAGCCAGCGAAAATATTTCTTCTAAACTATTATGTACTCCAATGTGCATTACTTGTCTTCGTTTATCTGGAAGTAATTTATCTATCCGAGTATGTAGAACATTTCCAACATCTATTCCCATAATGCAAGGTCCTTTGTCTTTATCAGGACAATAGTAATCTCCGATACATTTAGAGATTAAACCAGCGCTTACTTTAGATCCTTCGGCTGTATACGACTCTCCTAATACAGAGTTATAGAAACGTTGCATCTTGTAATCATTTTCCATAGCCTGAGAAAACTGTAAAACAATCTCTTCTAAAGTAGAGTTACCAGAAAATACTCTAGATATTTGTTTTCCAGATATATGAGATTTTTTCTCATTTACATAAGTACCTGGACCAAATCTATTAAAGGATTTTCCACATGTGTCACAAATAGCACGAATATCCTTTCCAGACCCAAATTCAAAA